AAATGATTTTGGCACAACCCGAAATTATGGCACTCACTAGGAACGAATACACAAAAGAAAATCCCAACTTTCAGACTATGTTAGAAACCGTTTTAACAGAAAAAAAAAGTACGGAATATCCTTATCTAGTGGGGTTGACAGTTCCGATAGTTTAGAGCGAATAGGGACGAGGGACGAGGAAATAGGGACGAGTAATCACAACCCACATTCCACGCCTCACGCCCCTATCAACAAAACACGCATTGAAAACATCATGGTGCATTGTGCAGCTTCAACCCCAAATGCGACAGCGCAGGATATACAAGCGTATTTCTTGCGTTCGGTTGCAAAAGGAGGTAGAGGTTGGTCTAAAGGTGGTTATGCAATGATTATAGAATGGGACGGAAAAGCCGTAAACCTATATGATGATGAATTTCCTACCAATGGCGTAAAGGCGTATAAAGGAATTTCTAATTCTAACACGTTGCACATTTGTGTAACTGGAGGCAGAACAGAAGGCGAAATTAGTGCAGCTCAAAAAGCAACATTAACAAAGTTACTTTTGAACAAAGTGGAAAAATACCCACACGCAAAAGTATTAGGTCATAATCAAGTTGCCGTTAAAGCCTGTCCAAATTTTGATGCAAGGCGTTTTGCTAAAGGCATTGGAATAGAAGACAAAAATATATTTTGGGAGGATTATTACGAAATAGCTACTAAAATGAAAAGTTAAGGAAATAGGAAATGGAGATTGGGGAATGGGTAATTTCCCAATCCCTAATCCCTAATTCCCAATCCCTAATACGATGATTAAAGAACTCTATAAAGCCCTCTCTGAAAGACTAGCAACGATTACGGAAATAAAGTCTATTGACTTATTCCGTAATCAATTTCAGACTTGGAAAGATGAAACGGTTTACGAATTTCCTTTAGCGTTTTTGAAGTTTGATTGTGATTTTCAGAACCGAACCCAAAACACACAAACAGGAACGGCACGCATAAAAGTCTATGTAGCGACTTCGTTTATGGGAGATACACGAGAAGGTAGTGCAACGCAAGATACAGGTTTACAATGTTTTGATATTGCACAACTTGTTCACGAAGCATTACAAGGATTTCAAGGCGAGTTTTTTAGTGCTTTAAGTCGTACCAATTTGAATCAAGATGAAAGCCCTAATTCTAGTTATACTATTGTACAAGACTATGAATGTGAGTTTATAGATATAAGTACAAGTATTGCAAAAGATAGAATTCCTGTAAATCCAGACTTATTATTAAATACAACAACAACACCAGTACGAAGTATCAGAATTGACAATCCAAACAGCTGATAACTTGTACAGACGCACAGCCGTGCGTTTAATAAATAACTGACTTATGGCAGAAATTATTTTTGAAAGAACAGACGGAAATTTAGGACGTTTGCCAGCAAGTGAAGATGCTACTTCGGGTCTATTGATTTACGATTTAGACACCACAGAAACACGAATTGTAACTACCAACGTAAAAGATGCCGAAACACAATTAGGCCCTACACTTTGGGAAAAATACAAACAATTCGTAATTGATTTCTTTGCAATACAACCGAGTGCAACACTTTATATTGATGTTTATGAGCCTACTGTTTTTCCGACTTTTACGGAAATCATAGACTTACAACGTTTTGCAGAAGGAAAAATTAGACAATTAGGAATTGTTTTGATTGGAGATGTGAGTTATCAAATGTTTCTTACTGATATTGTAGTAACAGACACACATATTACGGCAATGCAAACACAAGCCGATGTGCTTCGTGCCGAACATATGCCTTTGCAAATTATCTATGCAGGGCATACCAATTCGTTTGCTACTCTTTCAAGTTTTCCTGACTGTCGTACTTTTAGTAGTTCTGATGTTTCGGTTTGTATTGTTGCTCCTCAAAAAGTCATTACAGGCGATTCACTTACGAATGTTTCTTTTTTGCCTCGTGTGGGTATTGCCTTGGGAGCTGTCGCTTATTCGCAAGTTCACGAAAATATCGGCTGGGTAGCAAATATCAATATTGCTAATTTGGAAGGAATGAATTCGCCTCAAATTGCTATCAATAGTTTGACTACTTCGGTTTCTAGTTTGTCAGATATGGACCTAAAAAACCTTACTGACAAAGGCTACATTTTCGCAAAAAAATATATTGGTCTTAGTGGTTCTTTTTTGAACGATGCACCAACTTGTACGGCTCTCACTTCTGATTTTGCATACATAGAAAACAACAGAACACTTGATAAAGCAATTCGACAAACACGAATTTTGCTTTTGCCTTCTCTTAATTCGCCTGTTTTATTGAATCCTGACGGCACACTTACGGCAAAAGATATAAGCCGTTTTAGTGTTCTTTCAAGAAAAGCATTAGAACAAATGCAGCGAGATGGTGAAGTTTCTAATTTCTATGTTTTTATTGACCCAAATCAAAATGTACTTTCTACTTCTGAAATAGAAATTGAGATGAGCGTACAGCCTGTTGGTGTGGCAAGAAAACTGAATGTTAAGATTGGTTTTGCTGCAAACCTTATTTCGTAAAGCCACACCGTCGTGTGGCTACAATGTGTGGCTAATAATCACAATCACAAACGCACGACGGTGCATTATCACAAACGCACGACGGTGCATTTCTACAATGTGTGGCTCATATCACAAACGCACGACGGTGCATTTCTACTATAAAATTATGGCACAACCTTTAATAAATGGCAACTTATACAGTTGGTCGCAAATTGAACTTAGCATTGCAGGTTTAGATATTTACGGTGTTACAAGTATTGAATACACCGAAGAAGAAGAAACCGAAATGATTTACGGAGCAGGTAATCGCCCTGTTGGTAGAGCAAAAGGAAATATCACTTCGGAAGGTTCGGTAACGCTGCAAATGGAGGAGATACAACGCTTACAAGATTCTTCTACTTCTGGTAGGTTGCAAGATATTGAGCCTTTTTCTGTAATCGTTGCTTACTTAAAGCCTAACGGCGATGTTGTAACGGACACATTACGAGAGTGTGTATTCGTAAATAATGGGCGTTCTATTTCGCAAAATGATAAATCCGTAGAACAGGATTTGACATTAAGCATCGGCTTTATTGAATGGAATAGCAATCCTATCATTTCATAAAATACCTTTTAAAATCATTTCAAAAACCGTACATACGCACAGTCGTGCGTATCTAACTAGACACACGACTGTGTGTTTCTAACTCTATTTATAAAATGGAAAATCAAGATAAAAAAGCAAAAGAATTAGGCGCAGTTTTTCAAGTAGAAGTCGAAGTATCTGAAAATGATATAGCAAAAGGCTATTTGAGAAAACCTACTCGTAATCAAATGTCAGCAGCTTTAGCACTTTCTCAAGACCCTATACGAAGTGATGAAGTGTTATTGAAAGCCTGTTTGATAAAAGAAGTTTCGGACGAAAGGCTCATTACCAACGATGATTGTTTTATGGCTGTTCGTATGCAACTTTCTAAACTCATTGAAATCAAACAAGCAAGCATAAAAAAGCTATAAATAACGCAAGTCCGTTGCCACTAAAAAGTAGAGATTGGTCAGAAGAAATACGAAGGCGAAATACACTGATTCGTCATTATTTACATCTGAATCCAGATACATTAAGTGATAAAGAATGGGCTTTGCGTTGGGAAGAAACCGTTTTTTTGATACAGTTTTTGGGTGGAAAATCTAATTAGTTCAAACCTATAAGGTTTTCATAAACCTTATGGTTTAAAAGTACTAATAACACAAAAACACCTAACAAAGAAAGAATATAGATAAGGTTATTTTTTTTAGAATAGCCTTTGAAGATTCTAAAAAAGACAACAATGCTTCCTAAAAAAAGCAGCAAAGAAAGTAAAATTTGTAGTAGTTCCATCGTATTTTTTATACGTACAAAACCCTAAAAAGTTTATGCAAGATTATCAATTAGTCTTACAGATTATCGATAAAGCTACGCCTGCACTCTCAAAAGTGCAGCAATCGGCTATGCAAACCAGTAAGGGAGTTGAGAGAGTAGAAAAAAGCGTAAAACAAACAAACTCAACCGTTCAAAATTCCTTATCTGGGCTGAAAGGATATGCAGCAGCCTTGGGTGGAATGTTTGCAGCTACTCAATTACTTTCTTTTGGTCGTGATGTGGTACAAGTGGGTAGTAATTTTGAGGCTGCTATGTCTAATGTAAAAGCCGTTTCGGCAGCTACTGGAGTTGAAATGGAGCTTTTGAAAGATAAAGCAAAAGAACTCGGCTCTACTACTCAATTTTCGGCTACTCAAAGTGCAGAAGCCTTGGGTTTTATGGCAATGGCAGGTATGAAGGCAAATGAAAGTATAACGGCTTTACCTTCCGTTTTGAATTTGGCTGCTGCTGGTGGTATTGATTTGGGTAGAGCTGCTGATATTGCTACCAATGCAATGAGTGGGTATGGGTTTGGAGTTTCTGAATTAGGACGTGTAAATGACGTTTTTTCAAAAACTATCACGACTGCAAATGTAGATATGTCTATGTTGGCAGAATCCTTCAAATATGTTGCTCCACTTGCCAAACAGGCAGGTTGGCAGTTTGAAGAAGTTTCTGCTGCTATTGGAATAATGGCAGATGCAGGTATTCAGGGTTCAATGGCTGGCACAGCGTTGCGTGGTGCAATTTCTTCTTTATTGAAACCCTCAAAAGAAGCTCAAAAGGAGCTTAACAGATTGAAGGTTTCGCCAGTAGACAAAAAAGGTAATTTAAAGTCTTTGGATACCATCTTAACAGAGCTTCAAAAAAACGGAGCAAGTACAAAAGACTTATTTACCCTCTTTGGAGCAGAGGGAGCTAGTGCAATGGCTGTTTTGATGGAAAGCACAAAAGGAGGCGAAAAATCATTACACTCTTATACTGAAACGCTCAAAAACTCAAAAGGAACGGCAGAACAAATAGCCAAAACAAAAACCGAAAACTTTGCAGGTTCGGTCAAAAACTTAGAATCTGCAATGGAAGGATTAAAAATTGAGATTTTTGAAGCCGTTTCACCTGCTTTGGGTTTGTTTGTTAATGATATGACTGGTGCTATTCAGTCTGATCAAAGTTGGATAA